AAGGGCATACAGCATATTGAATATGCAATGCTTGCTATTGGATTGCAATTAAAGGGGCAAGAGCCTTGCGTGAACACATGAGACATAACATTGATTACATGAAAGTTTATGCCAAGGTAGGCGACAAAATTCCAATTTACCCTTTTTCTTGGAGAGGTAAACCATTTATAGGCGTAGTGGAAAAAGTAAAAATGAATAAATTTGGCAGAATAAGTTACATCGTTGACGGGAGGGAAATCCATGCAGAAGAACTAATGCCAGAAATAAACCAAGAAAAACTAAGAATGAGGGTAGCCACATGAAATGCCCTAAGTGTCAATCAGACAAAAACAGGATTACAGAGACAATCCAACATGAGGAATTCACCTATCGCAGAAGAATGTGCAATATGTGCTTTACCCTTTTTAGGACAAAGGAAGAGGTATTTAAAGGCGTATTGCCACAAAAGCCCCGTAAATTGATAGAGCCAAAGCAAACAGAGTATCAAAAGCACTTTGCGACAGACTTGCTTAAAAGGTTTTGGAAATGACTATTAAATCTAAAAACGGGAAAATCGTTAGCACCCCTGAACAACTGTTTAATCGTCATTGCATAAAGGGTTCAATAGAGGAATGTTGGCCTTGGGGCGCATACATTTCAACAACTGGTTATGGGCAAACTAAAGTTGGCGGTAGGGCAAGCAAACTAATTCAGGCGCATAGGCTGAGTTGGATAGTTCACTTTGGTGAAATTCCCAATGGGCTTCATGTTTTACACAAATGCGATAACCGCCCTTGCGTCAATCCAAATCACCTATTTTTAGGCACGAATCAAGACAACATAGCCGACAGGGTTGCCAAAGGCAGGTCGCAAAGATGGATAGCAACAGCACCAAGAGAAAAACACCCATCCACAAAAATCCTAAAAACAGACTTAGATGAAATGATTAGACTTAGAAACAACAAAATAAAAGTCGTCACCATCGCAAAGCAATTTAATATATGCAAAGAGCATTGCAGTAGACTGATTACACTGGCTAAAAAAGGAGAACTATCTTGGTATACATCGGCATAGACCCAGGTAGTGTCTCAGGCGCAGTTGGTGCTTTAGACCCAAATGGGGATTACCTAGACAGTTTTATGATTGAACACCAAGATAAGCACATTCTGCCAATGGTGTTTAAAAACATGATATTGAGACTGGTAGACCCAAAAGAAGGGGCTGAAATCTGTTGCGAATTAGTCCATTCAATGCCAAATCAAGGAGTTGCATCAACTTTTCAGTTTGGTAGGGCTGTGGGTGTCATTACAGCAGTCTGCACCCTCACAAATTACCCTCTGCACATGGTCAGCCCTCAGCGCTGGAAACGCCACTATCACCTATCAAGCGATAAAAACGAAGCATTAGATTGCGCCCGTATGCTGTGGCCAGACGCGCCATTACGTAGAAAAAAAGATATTAATATCGCAGAGAGTTTACTGATAGCCATGTATTGGCGGGACATGATCAATGGAAAAACGCGAGACAAAAGCGCTTAACGTCAAATTTACCCCTAATGAGCATAAAATTCTGAAGACAATCGGCGGCGGTAACATGACCGAGGGTTTTAGAATAGCGGTAATGTGGGCGGCACATTTTCACAATTTAGGGTTAAACCCCGATATGAATTTAGACGTTATAGGACTAGTTGTTGCATCAACTACCGACAATTACCCGAATGAATAGCGATTAAACACGATAAAACCCACTTTTAACGCGTTTTTATGGGTTGCCAATGGGTAGGGGTAGCCTAAAGCATAATAAATGCATTCTAGGCGCTTAAATTTATAGATCACTTTGGACAACAAAAAACCCGCCGTAGCGGGTTAATGGTTTATTTTCTTTTAAGTATTATTTGTAGGATTAAAGCGGCTATTCCGTACAGCATAGATTCTCCGTATTATTTTTTGATGATTCAATTAATCGAACACAATTATTGTGTATTTCCGTATTTGCTGGGGATAATCTAGAATCGTAATTTATAGGTAATTTTACGTAATAGGCCAAAAATTGAGAATCTTCGGGCAACAAATAATGACTAATTACTGGACTATTTGAGTTAAAACGTACCCTAGGGAATTGTTTTTTTACTTTATTTTGTGCTTTACGAAGCGAATCCGCTTCGACAATAGCCGCCAAATAGGGTATTTGCTCTGGAAAATCTCCGTACCCATAAACCGAAGTGTTTTCGCTATAGTGCTGGTGTCTTATAAAATAGTATTTCATGTTATCCCCTTAGTTAGTGCAACATCCGCAACATGGCGCGTCAATGCATAACCCGCGCTTGTTGCGATAGTATTCGCGGCCACCGATAGAGTAAACGTCCGATACATAATTGGAATTCGGGCGGGTTTTAATGGCTAAATAGTTAGATTCGTCGTCAACTATTTCACAATCCCCTGGTTCGGTAAACCATGTTTTACGGGTAACTGTATCGAACGTTATCTCGTCGCCTGGATTGATTCGAGCGCCTGAAATTGAGCATTTTCCAGGGTATTTAGCGGTCATTACTTTTTGCATGGTCATCCCCTTATTTGGTTAGAACGTCAAAATAAGACAATAAACAAAATACCCAAAGGCTACAAAAAACCACGCCGCATAGCGCGTTATACAAAAATTGTCGCATGTTTACACCTATTAATCCCGTGGCGTACGGGCGAACGTATACGCGAGCGCGCATAGCATAACCCGCTGGAAAACGGGCTACACAATGCGAACTATGCGGACATAATCCGAATTACTTTGTGCATTTTTGCACCATGCGCTGGGTAACAAATAAGCGCTACGTTTTTGTCCCAGCATGCGCGACAACCCGAACACTTCCCGCCGTGTTCGTATGCGCGACACAATGACGATCCAGCGCGATCCGCGTACGTGTCCGCGCTCGGCCCTATAACGCTACCATGTAACCCGTCGATATATTCGCCCGTTACGCTATCGCTGGAAAACCGAACCATGACGTTATCAAGCGCTTGCATCGATTCGAGCACATGTCTAAATTTAGGGAATTTATGCATACGTGTAGGTAGCCAGTGTTTTACCCATGGTGTCCGTGTCATTACTTCGAGAATCTTTTCCGCAAGCGCTACATGGTAAACGTCGCCCGAATCGAACCACCTAAAATAGCGGTCATTATTTAATTCGGCTACCATGTCATCAACCCATGACAAGCGCTCCCAGTCCGTTCGATTGTGTAAGCGCGGCGCTTTAACGTTCGGATAGTTATAGTTACCCGTCGTTGCATAGCAACCCTTGCATGCATCAACTAGTTCGCCAGGCGCTTTAATTGATCCTGGACACGTGTCTATAGCCTGAAGTGACCATGACCTAATCCCGTCTAATTTTGAAGTAACGGATATTTTTAGCATGTTACCCGCTCCGCGTTATAAGTAGCATATGAGCGAATAGGGCTACGGTTATTTGTGTGTTTAGGTTTTAGTTCAATATTGATCCCGAGCGCGTCGCACGTGCTATACAATAGCCCTAGATCACAATCTTCCTCCAAGTAGGCGCTCGCGCCGCGCGTGTAGGAATAGTGGCTAATCTTGTCCGCTATCCCTAGGGTTTTAAGTAATTGGATTTTTACGCCCACCCAGCCATGACCAGGATCAGTGAAGTAGTAGAGAGATAAATTTTTCATATTGACACCTATTAAAAAAACATTGAAGGAAAAGCCCCGAAGGGCTAGCAGGTTACTTACCGAACCAGGCGCGATCATAATCGCTCATATGGGCAAAAAACAAGTCCTGGAAGGCTTTTTCTAGTTTTGCTTTGTTCGGCTTGTCGGCTTTGTAATAAGCCCCTGCAATAGCCCCTGCAAAGCCTCCGCCGCTATCCTCCATGGATTTAGCCGCATTGAAGTAAGCATTCCAGCGGAGAGAATCTATATCTGGGAATTGTGTAGTCATATGAACACCTATTAAAAAGTTTAAGAACAAGAGCATTTTTTCTATGCTCTCATATATATAGCATAATAGAATCGTGCCAGGTTTTTAAATATCCTTTAAAATCAACAACTTAAAAATGCAACTCTAAACCCTATAAAGGGTAAACCCTAGTAATATATATCACACTATGAAATAACTACTACTAACTATTTCACTATATGGAATATTTAGGATAACCATAGGTTGTATCAAGTGTCCCTCTTTAGGTGCTTCAGTTATATAAGCATTTCCCGACCGACCAGTCGGTTAATTAACTCAGGGTTTACCCTAGTCTGTATGTCCTTACAGTGCTGTGCTTGCTTACAGTAGTAGTAACCCTATGCTGTGGTTCTATACAGTTGTATGGGGGGGAGGGGGTAGTCGTGCTGTGGAATATTTGTGGGAGCCTCGTATCCACAAGTTAGGGTAATTTAGACTTTTACTAACAAACAGAGACTAGGCTAGATGACTGGGTACGTATGGACGATAGTATGTAACCCGTATATACAGGTATATCTCAAGAAGAGAGAGCCTCTCGTTTATCCCCTAAGATTAGGGTGACTCGTTAGAGTCCTAAGTTACCTCCATGTTTGTCAGACATTGGAAGCCCAAGCAACGTTGCCCCGTTCGCCTTGTCTGCGGTGTTATCACAACATTAGCAGAGGGTTACTAGAAACTCGCCCAGTTCACTACGTTTATCCTACTTGGTCGGCTCAACCGCATAGAGGGGTGGGTCATGCCCCCGTTGTCTTTACTATATCAGGGATTACCCTATTGTTCAACAAATAAATCTAGTTCATAATCAGGGGAAGCAACTTCCACGTTTGTGGACAAAAGTAATGACCGAAACAAAACCCCGTGGTAGACCGAAAGGGTCAACTAATAAACAGTTCTCTCTTACCAGTTATGCTGATAAGCCTGAACTTATCACTCTACCCAAGACTGAGACTGCCCAACTTAAAGAACTAAAGAATCTCCTGATAAACAGCGCAGGTTCTAGAGTTGTACATAAAGCAGTAGAGATAGCCCTTAATGACGATCACCCTGCCCAACTAGCCGCCATTAAGTTGTGCATGGATAGAATGTTGCCTGTCTCTATGTTTGAGAAGGAAGGCAAAACCCGTAGTGCTGTAACCATCAACATCACTGGCATTGGCGAGATTTCACATACCCCTGAAACCATAGATGCTGAAGACATAGAGGCAAAAGATGAGTGATCTGAACTTTAGCCTACTACCTTGGCAAGAAGAAGTCTTTAAGGATAAGACTAGGTTTAAAGTCATTGCCGCTGGAAGACGATGCGGTAAGTCCCGTATGGCGGCAGTCACCCTACTTATTGAAGCATTGAAATGCCCTGCGGGTTCTGCGGTGCTTTATGTTGCGCCTACCAATGGTCAGGCTAGGCAGATTATTTGGCAAGTTCTGATGGAACTAGGACGAGAGGTTATCCAAAATGCCCACATCAACAACCAAGACATTACCACCATCAATGGAGCAACCATCTACGTCCGAGGTGCTGATAGACCCGATACCCTCCGTGGAGTCTCCCTCACCTACGCAGTCCTTGACGAAGTTGCCGACATCAAGCCCGAAGCGTGGGAGCAAGTTATCCGAGCCTCTCTGTCCGATAAAAAAGGAAGAGCCATGTTCATTGGAACTCCCAAAGGAAGAAACTGGTTCTACGATCTGTTTAGATTGGGCGAAAGCGCAGAGGATAAAGACTGGAAATCTTGGCACTTCACCACCAAAGACAACCCCCTGATCGACCCAACTGAGATTGAGTCAGCCAAGAAAACCCTGTCTACCTTTGCTTTTAAGCAAGAATACATGGCGAGTTTCACCAATGCGGGTAGCAACATCTTCAAGGAAGAGTGGATCAAGTATGGGGAAGAGCCTGAGTATGGTAGTTACTACATAGCCTGTGACTTGGCAGGATTTGAGGAAGTTGCCAAACAAGCGGCTAATTCCAAGAAAAGGCTAGACCAGACGGCTATTGCTGTTGTGAAGGTAACGGATGATGGCAAATGGTTTGTCAAAGAGATTGTCTTTGGGCGTTGGGATATACGGGAGACTGCGGCAACGATCCTGTTGAAGATGCGGGAATACAAGCCTTTGAGTGTGGGAATTGAGAAGGGTGCGCTAAAAAACGCAGTTTTGCCATATTTATCTGACTTAATGCGTAAAAATAATGTATATTCGCACATAGTTGACTTAACGCATGGCAACAGGAAAAAGGCTGACAGAATTATCTGGAGTCTCCAAGGTCGGTTTGAGCATGGGCGTATTGTGCTGAACTCTGAGGAGGATTGGGATGAATTTAAAGATCAACTTCTTTTATTTCCCGCCATTGGAGTGCATGATGATTTGCCAGATGCTTTGTCATATATAGATCAGATGGCTGTCACCTCTTACTTTGTAGATGACCAAGAAGATGAGTGGGAGCCTGTGGACATAATTAGTGGGGTTTAAATGGCAACAGACAAACTAGAGCAAAACGAATTTTATGAGCCAACTGAGGCTGATAAAGAGTTGACGGCTTTTGTGACAGACCATTGCAATCGTTGGCGTGAATACAGAGATACTAACTTTCTTCCCCAATACCTAGAGTACGAGCGCATCTTCCGTGGTCAATGGGCTTCTGAAGACAAGACCCGTGAATCTGAGCGTTCACGCATTGTCACCCCTGCCACCCAACAAGCCGTAGAGACACGCCATGCTGAGATCATGGAAGCAATCTTTGGTCAAGGCGAGTTCTTTGACATTGAAGATGACATTAGAGACTACAACGGCAACCCCATAGATGTTGAGTTAATCAAGGCTCAACTGATGGAAGACTTCAAGAAAGACAAGATCAGGAAGTCCATTGACCAAATAGAGTTGATGGCTGAAATCTATGGCACAGGCATAGGCGAGATTGTTGTCAAGACTGAGAAAGAATACGTCCCTGCCACCCAAGCCATCCCAAATATGCAAGGGCAAGCGGCTATCGGTGTCATGGAGAAAGACAGGATTGGCGTGAAGATCATGCCTATCAATCCCAAGAACTTCTTGTTCGACCCAAATGGTACTTCCATTGATGACTGTATGGGCGTGGCTATCGAGAAGTACATCTCAATTCACAAGATTGTCCAAGGCATAGAGAAGGGTATCTATCGCAAGGTTGATATTGGTACTACTGGCGAGGATACAGACCTAGAGCCTACCCAAGAGGTAAGCCAGTATCAGGACGAGAAGGTTCTTCTCCTGACCTACTATGGTTTAGTCCCACGAGAGTATTTGAACAATCTCAAGGAAAACAAAGACATTGTTGAGTTGTTTCCTGAGAACTCTGTGGCTGAAGACTACTCAGACATGGTGGAAGCCATTGTCGTGATTGCCAATGATGGGCAACTTCTCAAAGCAGAAGAAAACCCATACATGATGAAGGATCGCCCTGTTCTAAGTTATCAGGATGACACAGTACCTAATCGCTTACTTGGCAGAGGCACAGTAGAAAAAGCGTTCAATATGCAAAAGGCTATTGATGCTCAGACCCGTAGCCACCTAGATTCCTTGGCGTTAACGACCAGCCCCATGATTGCGATGGATGCGACTCGCCTCCCACGAGGGATGAAGTTTGAAGTGAAGCCTGGCAAGGCGATCTTGACCAATGGCGCACCTTCTGAGATTCTTTATCCCTTCAAGTTTGGTCAAAGCGACCCCAACAACTTGGCTACTGCCAAAGACTTTGAGCGTATGTTGTTGCAAGCAACGGGAACATTGGATTCCCAAGGCATGATTAGCAATGTGGCTAGAGATGGTGGTCAAGGCGGT